ATATCCCCTTATTTCTACTAATTTTAATTTTTTCATGCATTACTCTTTTATATACTAAAATCTGTAGGTATTAAATATCAAAAATGATTACACACGTTTGTATTTGTATTTACCACGTCTCACGCTTCTAATATTATTGGTTGGTGTACCATATTCATTGATTTGTCAATACCATATCTTCATATAGTTGGATATAATAAGCTGATTCAAGTATTTCATCACATAGTGAAATCAGTATTACCAGTACCTTCATCATAAAAGTTTGTTAATATATATTTTTTTCATGTTGGCACTGTATAGGAAGTAGATGACGCAATTGGTGTAATATTAGTATTATTATCCACTAAAAAACCTGTAAATGAAACAAAACTTGCATCACCGCCATTTGATATTACTGCTCCGCTTTCTGCCATTAATGGGTTTGCAAAATTTATAAAACTATCAAACGACTCCAGCTGCTGTATTACACGTAATGTATCAATAGTAAGTGCAGATGTGCTTGATGATACACTAGTAACAGCATTGTAAGTCATAATATACAGAGTTTTTCATGTTGGCACTGTATATTCACTAGTAGTATTTACTTCCTCTGCTACTATAGTATCCATATTATCAATTCAATGAGGGAAAGTTAAATCAAATCCTCCTCCTCCTCCTGCTGCTTGAAATGTAGGAGCGAACCCGACTCAATTAGAAGTCAATACATGTGTAGCAGTTCAAACGGCAACTGTATCGGGTACTCATGTAGCATCCCAAGTTATAAGTTCTCAGTCTGTTCCATTAGCTAACATTGCAATATCTACTGCTCAAGCAGCTATTGTAGTTGCATTTCAGACAGATGTTACATCTCCTGTTAAATTAGCATTTGTAGTAACTGTTCATGAAGTAAGTCATGCAGCAGTTCAAGTAATACCCGTACCAATAGCACTAATCACACCGTCTTTATCCCATGAGTAAACCGTTACTGATGATACTTGTATTAGGTCTACAATAGGTGTTGTATTTAAGTTATCTCTTGTCCTTGTAATTCTAATTAAAAACTCACTACCTGTCCCAATTGCCCAAGTTGGTATATCTGAATCGTTCCATGCTAACTCTCCTGTATTTCTAAAACCGTTTGTTGAATCGATAGGGGAAAAGCTAGTCCAAGTTCCCACTCATGTACTAAATTCAAAAGTAGGTCCAATAGTTTGATTCGCTCATGTATCTATTATTATCTCAACTTCTTCAAATTTAGAAGCAAATCAAATTGTAATAGTGTCGTTATCTGCTACAAACATTGATATATTACCCGCTCATCATCAAGACAATGCAGTTAATACATCCACGGCGTTATTCAATATACTATTAGCATCCTCAAAATTACCTGAAAATTGAGATATAGGGTCTACATTAATCCCCGTTTTTAGTCATATAACATTTGCACTTCATTCTGATGTCGTTAATACGTCTAATCAGACTACTTCTCATCATGTAGAAATTGACTCATCTATATTCACTAAAATTACTCACTCATGATCTCAGGTTTCTATATCTCATGATATGTAATTTATATCTAATGCCTTAACATCTCAAAAACCGTCAGCATCACAGTCAATCTCTACTGCGTAGTCGTCATTTTCTAGTGCAGTATGGTTAATACAAGCATTTCAGACTAATGATAATGTTTCTGCTGGAGTATTAGTTCATAATCCTAGTCTGTTATTAGTATCATCAAAAAAGAAATTAGCATTATCCTCAGCTAAAGTTGTTCAATTAGAAAATGCAACTGACCCGTCTGTTAGACTTCCACCAGTTGAAGAATCAACATATGCTTTAATGGATTGTTGAGTTGCAATTTTTGTATCTGAGTCCGAAATCATATTGTCTTCGTCTAAAACCGCAGTTCAATATATATCAGTATTAAGTACTGGAGATTCTATATTTACACTACCAGTTCAATGTGGTGTAATATTAATATCTGAGTTTCAAGCATTTGTATCTATAGTTACTCAACCTGAACCAGCTCTAACAGTAGTTGTACCACTTCATGCTGGGTCTAAAGTTAAATTACCATTTGTATCAGTCGATATGGTCATTCATCAAACAACCGACGTAATATTTCATACGGCAGTCATATTACCAGTATCATCTACTAATACTGTTGAATTTTGAAGCAACTTACCTGTAGTAGTGTCATATCTAGCAATTGCATTGTCTGTAGCAGAAGATGGTCATACTACATCTCAAGAACTTCCTCCCCCACCTGATGCTGTTTGTATTGGGTTTCTATATCATCCAGTCATAATTAAATTTTTAATATATAATTTTCTAGTAATACTTGATATTCTTTGTCGAGTTCTTTGTAATCCTCCTTAAGTTTAGTATATAATTTTTTTAATCCTTGTCATTTTTCTTTTTGTTCGTCAAGTGCTTTCTCATTATTTAATACATTTTCAAATAAATCCCACTTATCACGTTTTATTAAATCTATTGCGTTGTCATGTTCTTTCTGTGCTAATAACATTTTATGTTTAAATTCTTTTTCTTTAAATTTAGACTTTTCTATAGACGTATTTATTTTATCTAAGAAGTTATTATATATCTCTCTTTGAGAAATATAATCATCCCTTTCTTTATCTGTTATATTTTTTAGTTTTTTAGATTCTTTTTCTATTATAGCACCTTCATCTATTATTTGTTTATTTTTTATATATAATCAGTCGATTACAGAGAGTTTAGACTTAATAAGGATATCTGTGTCCTCTTTTGTTTTTTTAAGTGTTAGAATCTCTTTTTTTCGTGTTTCTATATCTTTTGATAGGTCATTATATGCTTTTTCTTGTTCTTGAAGTATATGGAGTCTATCTATTAAAATATCTATCTCCTTTTTGTATCTATTTCTTTCTTGAATACTCATATATATTTTTAGTTATGCCATACCTATAATACCTTTAATAGCACAACTAGAACCTGTCACAGTTCAAGTACCTATAACACTAGCTTTCAAATATTTTGCTTTAAATGGGTTTGATATTTCATATGTTCCACTAGCAGTAAAAGTATATTCCCCTGCATTTACTGTGGCTGTGCCTCAACTAATATCGATAAAAGATTGTTGATAATAGTTTATACTATCATCAGAATATTCTATTTTTAGTTCCATTGATGTTAAACTTCAAATTGTAAGATCAATAAATAGAACACTTTGGTTTAATGTTTGTGCTGTATTATTATCGTCTAATCATAAAATATCTGCTGATACATAACTAGTAGTTAATATTGCAGCATCTCTTATTTGCCTAGATGTATATTGTAAATTACTCATGTATTATAGTTATAATAATAAACTTAATAAGGAACTCCGAAGAGTTTCCCTATAAATCTACTATTAGAAAGCAGAGCTTGCAATTTCAACATTAACAGTTTCTTTTGAACCATCAACAAACGTTTTAACACCGTATAATACACCGTTAAGAACATTTACACCGAGTTTATCAGGAACTTGTTTAACTTGTGGTCTAGCATCTGATTGCATTACAAGAGTAATACCACCTTTTCTACCAAATAAGTTATGTTGTTTTTCTAAAGCAGCTGTCCAAGCATCAGTACCGTCAGTTAAAGTTTCAGAAACTTCTAGAGTTCCAGCACCTTTAAATGTAACAGTAAGAGTATCTCCAGATGGAGAGTCTGTAGCAGAAGCATTAGCAAATGCTCTAGCATCGTTTGTAGATAATGCAACACCACCAGCAGTAGTAACAGTTGGCGCGTTAATTAATGTTTCAAGATTTATTCTTGTAGCATCAACACTAGCACCAATATCAATATCTCCAGCAGCAGAAGGACTAGCAACGAAAGTGAAAGTAACACCTTCAATTACAACTGTATCATCAGCAGTTGGCTGAGTAGCTAAAGATAATACAGCTGAACCAGAAGTTTGGTTAGATCTATATAATCTGAAACCATAAAAATCCATAATTGCACCGTCTTTATTAAAACCATCACCCATTACTGTATCTCTACCCGCACCGTATTGAACAAGAATATCTTCAAATTCAGGAGAGATAACACCGAATAGGTCAGTGATAGCAATATTTTGTTTAGCTAGAGCTTTTTTAGAAGCAGAAACCGTTTTAAGTACGTTTGAAGTAGAAAGCGTAATACCATTACCAGCAGTACCTCCAATTGATCCGTCATCTACAGTTGAAGCAGCATTAGAGTATTCCCCTAGTACATCAGAATCAACTTGATTAGATAAGTAAACACCATCATCTTTAGCGTAGTTAGCAATAAGGTTATATGAAGATTGAATTTTATCAAAATCATCCATATAAAAACCTGTTGCAAATTGTTTATTCACTGATAATGTTTCTTGTGTATCAGTTTTATCATCAATAGTAATTGCCGTACCTCTAGTATAAGTTTGAACATTGTTAGCACTTCTGTAAGGTCTGTTTAAAGTATCTCCAAAAGACATTTGCCCTTTGAATGAAACATCAGCAATTTTCATTGCAACATTTTCTTTGTAGAATACTTCTTGTTGTTCTTTTGCCCAGATTTCAGCGAAATCGGCAGTAAAAGCATTTGCCATAGGTTGTTTATTATTAATTTAAAGTTGTTCCCATAGCTTTATATTTAACTAAATGAACCTCTGTTTTCTGACCACCCCATTTTTTGCTTATATTCAGCATACTCAGTAGATGTCATATCAGCGATAGATGGAGTTTTCTTTTCTGGCGTTCACTTAATGTCTCATTGAGACCTAGCTTTTGACAGTTTATCCCCTGACTTAAACCCGTATTTTTGGATAATATCCTCATACGCTAACTCTCCTCCTTTTCATATTTCTCTTATAGCGGTTTCGTATTGTCTTAAGTCAGGATTTGACGCGATTATATCCTTTAGATTAGATTCTTGGGTTTGTCTTTTCGACATACCCTCCAAATCTTCTTTAGTTACAAATCAATTATTTTTAATAAAATCAATTGCAGCTTTATCCTCTGGAGATAACTCACTATTTTTTTTGTTTTCAGACAGCTCTTGTCTTGATTTGGTAAATTCGCCTTGAAGCTTTTTATAGTTTTCAAGCAATTTATCTCCACTGAGTTGTTGTCCGTTAACATCGAATGTTTGTGATTGCATTTTAGCTTCATCACGGGTAACCTCATTTGGTTGGTCATTATTTGACTGAATAATATCTTGGTCGTTTGACTCCATATGTATATGGTTATTTTATAAACGAAGCTTGTTGGCTCCTTCCTACGGTAGCTATGGGAGGTCACCGCAGGAAGCAACCAATAAAGTTTGCTTATTTGCTTTTTTGAGATATCTCAACGGCACTTTCAAGGTTATCAAGGAAATGAATGAATTGATCCGCTATATTACATTTCATTTGTATAGTTGGAAGATTTTCAGCTGTAACAGTCTTTAAGTCTGTCTCCGCTGACTCTTTAATAGATGTCCAGTATCTTTTTATTTCTTTGTAACCATCAGTATGTGCTATATTTGTTATAGATTTTAACTGCTTATTATACATATTTTGAGCGAAAGTGTTTATTGGCTTTACGTCTCATCTTTCTAGCTCATAATCTACCATACCCATAGTATATATTTAATGATAAATGTAAAATTAAACTCCAGTAGTGATTCACCCTTTTGCAACCTGTTCCGTAAGAGCAGCAGATGGATTTACAGCTTGTTCATCTTGTTCTAATTGTTTAGCTTGTTTAGCTTGGTCAGTTTCCACTTGTTCAGTTGTTTTTATGAATCTGTCTGGGTCTTTTTTCTCGAATGTGTTGATGACATCTCTCATTCACTCTTCAAAATTTACTGGAACTCATGCTTGTGCTCCTAATACTAGAGTATTAAAGAACCCGATTGCGTCCCCTCTTCTTGATTCTACATCATCATAAGAACTTGAATTAACCTCAATTTTAATAGAGTATCTAGAAAAAGCATCTCTTAATAATTCTTTATTAATCTCCCAGTAACCCTCATCTCCTAGCTTCTTAATAGCAATATTATCGTCCATGTTTTCAAATGTAGCTTCAAGTAATTTATATGACAACCTTTCTAAACCCTCCTCAAAGTGTTTTCTTAATTCATCTATTACTGTATTTGATTCAAAGAATTTAATTTTCGCACCAGTTGCAGAATTAGTAAGAGCTTGATTTGATTTATTTGCTGTAGTATCAACAGTAAATGTTTGAGCTTGAATTTGTCTTTCAATATCATTTTGTTCTTGGAAATAACTAGAGTTAATCTCTCTATGCGGCATTTCTATAAGATTATTTTGTGCAGTTATAGCATCTTTAGTAGTCGCTACAATATTATTTGGTCTTGATATTAAATCTGCTGGACTTATTCCTGAGTTAGGACTCCAAATAAAACTCCTATTCAATGATTGATTGATATACTCACTAGCAGAATTCTTTTTAAAGTTAAGCTCTCTTTGTAAACTCATTATTGGTTCTACTACTCACACTGCATTATTTGTTTCAGTATCATCAAAAGCTTTAATGTCTTCAAAAGGGATGCAAGTAATTTCTTCAAACTCTATAACAATCATATCATTAACTGTAGACACTCTATATAATTTTTCATCATCTCATTCTAAAGAATATTTACCATAAAAAGTTCTCATTGTTAAACTATCCTTATCAACTCAGCCAGTGATATCTCATGTAGGGATTCCAGTAACTTCATATATTCTTGACTTACTACCGTCCTCATCCTCATCAAAATCAGTTGCACTTGGTAGATCTTCAATTTTATCTAAATTTATATATTTATCTTTTTTCCTTTTTAAGTCTGCTAGCCTGACATTATGAATTACTTCTATAATAGCGGGAGCATCCTCCAATAATACATATCTAGGGTCTACATATATATCTGTCCAACTCTTTGCATCAATAGTTGGATACTCTCCAATAACCTTTTCTTCTATTACTCAATTATCATCTCTTACTCTAGCAGTCTCGAATTTGAATTTTACTTTTGCATAAGAATTACCATATATAAGCATATTTTTAGCCCATAATCTTACAGGTTCTTTTAAATTATATCTATCAAATATATAAGTTAAGTAATCCTGAACCACTATTGCGGCTTCTGATAATTTTTTTTGTCTCGCTATTTTTTCTTCTCCAGTAAGTAATTTATCTTCATCTCTAAACTCGTCAGTTCTTAGAGTTACTAGCCATCTTGGATTTTTAGCTATAATTCTTGGTAAAAGTTTATTTACTATTTCATGAGCTTTATTCACCTTAAAAGTACTAGACCAGTCTGCCACCTTTTCTTGTGTAAAACTTCTATACTCTTTATATATTTCATATAAAACACCTCTTCTTTCTTGGTTTAATTCTTTATAGTTATCAAAAGTCTCCTTAATATACACAGCAACGTCCAATTGTTCTTCTTTTATTATTTCTGACATAAGTTTTATTTATTTATTAAAAACGGGTCGCCCATTGCTATCGTAATTAATAGTTGGTATTTGATGGGTGCTGTTTGTATTTGGATGAAGTTCGTACATATTATATAACATTTGAACTGCATCGATTACATCATCATGCTTACCCCTAGGAAACTCTCTCAATTGCTTTTCTAGTAAATTCATGTCTCTTCTATGGTATATTAATCATTTTCTATACAAAGGCAATAGTCGCCTTATTTTTGATTCTTTATCTCCTATTTGTCTGATCTCTTCAATAGGACAATATATCCCTCTTCGACCTAATTCAGCCCTTAATCAATATGCAATAGTTACTTGTGCGGCAAAGGCTTCTATTCCTATTTTCTCAGGATTCCACTTATTAATATGATATATCATTTTTTCTTGTAATTCTCATACATCAAACTTTCAAGCCGTATATTCAAGAATATATACTTTATCTCAATTAAATGCTCATGTTACAATTGCACTATCATCGGAATGCTTATTTTTAGTAAAGGCGGGGTCAACAGTTGTAAATATTCTCGCTCATGCGGGCATCGTTTCTTCATATAAAAACCATTCCTCATGAAATTCTTGGGATTCCTTAGCAATAGGATTTTGCTGATATTGACACGAAAAATTTACATTTCATACGGAGTCCCTAATCATTTTTAATGCTTCTGGTCAAAATCTCTTTGGAGCAAGAGGATCTCACTCTTTTCTAACTATTGTACCGTATCTTGTCTCAAAATCTTCGTCATCCTCTGCAATAGCGGGTAAACTAATTACTTTAAATTTTTCTCAATATCATTGTTCCATCTTATCTATTAAATGTCCACAGAGATCATCCTGATGAGTTCTTTGCATGATTATGATTATAGAATCCTCAATAGGATTAAATAGTCTTGATATTACAGTATTTTCATACCAGTTGTTTATTCAAGTTCTTACTATTTCAGAATTAGCAGCCTCATCTGGCTTAATAGGATCATCAATAATAAACAGTTTTGTTCTTTTACCTGTGATAGTACCTCAACAACCAGTTGAATAATATCATCCTCATAATTCTGTCTGCCAGTGTTCTTTAGTATTCTGTGTTTGTGATAATTTAGGCCTTCTTGGAAAAACTATTTTATATGAATTAGACTCATAAATTTCCTTAGCTTCTTGGGAAAATCATTGAGTTAATTTAGTTGAATAACCAGTAGTTATTATTTGCATATGGGGATTATTTCATAACGCAAAAAGAGGTAAGTATTTACTTACAAACTCTGTTTTAGTGTGTCACGGGGGTATATTGATAATGAGTCTATTTATTTTTTTTTCTAAAACACTCATTAGAGCATCTGATAGTATATACATATAGTCATCTACTAATAATTCTTTAATCCCTTTAGGATTCTCATTAGCATATACATATTTCATTAACTCTAGTAAGTCGTCTCTTTTATCTTTATGCCTTTTCTCTAATTCTCTGATTGCCCTCTCTTTTATAGCTGCTTGTTTGATGCCCATAGCTTTATATTATTATATTAACAATAAAAATACAATTAATCCTATTAAATAAACATTTATCATATCATCGATAATCATAATTTCAAATTTATTAAATATTACTATTCATCTGTTAATTCAGATATTCCTTGTCCTATTATAATAGAATCTAGTATTTTTTCAAGTTTACCTACATCTCAATTAGCTATTGCGTCTGCCATATCTGCTTTTTGCTTAGCGGATGCTAATTTATATTTGGGACTTTTTAATACTCTTGTTAATTTTGATCAAATAGCTCATCAAGTAATTGCCCCAATTGTTCATCATACAGGTCAACCAACACCGGTTCATATTGTTGCTCATATACCAGATCATACACCCGTTTGGATAGTTCATAATAAACCCAAAGGGTCTTGCCCTATTTTTCTTTCTATTGTTTCATCAAGAACATTTTGAAATCCTTTATAAAAATGGTAGTTTTGGTTCATTTTATCTAGATCTGGGTTATTTTTAGCAAGTTCCGCTCTTAAGCTATCTGCTAAACTTACTTGTAATTCATCTTGAAATTTAGTTATCTTATCTCTTGTTATTGTTTTATCAAAAACGACATCAAATTTTTGTCTCAGTTCATTTTGAAACGATGTGGGTAGGTTTTTCCCAAACTTCTTTTCCAAACTTGCGAGAAATTCTAATTGGGTATTTATAAATTTCGACTTTGTTTCGTTTCAAGGAATTATAACTCAATCTAACCTTATTTTCGAGTCTTCTTTTACTAATACATCAACCATTCAACCAAGGTTTATTTCTCATTTAACCTTTCATTCTTTTATGAAATCTCCTATATCTGATCAAATCCTTTGTACTTCATT